TTTTTTTAATTATTTTTCTATAAGAACCCCTAATTTATGAAAAAAATTTCAGAACAAGAACTGATCCAAAGCAGGGGGGTATTATTTATAGATCTCCCCATCAAAATCATACTAAACTATCTTATACATCTTATATATCTCATATCTTTTATATCTCTCTTATTCTTGCATGTATATTTTGAAAAAAATAGACTAAAAAAGTCTATATTTTAGATTCATTCGGGAAAAAATTGGACGGGGGGTACCCTTAATTTAAGGAAATTATATCAAAAATCATATAATTTCTAAATCATCTGGGTAAAAAAAATCCACGGACCCCTAAAAATCCTAACTTTTTTTAATAAAACAATCAAAAAATATATAAATCAATATTTAATTTACTCTTTCTGCACCTTAGTGTAATAATATGTGAGACAAATAGATAAAAAAGACTATGTATTTTACAGGAACATTTCAGGATTATCAAACTCGCCTTCATGAATTTGCTTCATATCCAGGCTCTGGCGAGACTGGAGTTCAAGCATTTAGTGGATTTAATAAATTTATCACCGAAGGATCAGGGTATTTAGCTGCTGGATACACTGGATTTTCTGGAGTAATGATCACAGGAATGGCCTATCAATGGGAGCGTGAAGCTAGATTATCTTATTATAGATTAAGCGGCGATGGCGCGCTTTTGGCAAAACCGCTCCTTTCTACTGGAATTATAATTTAATTTAATTTAATTTTTTAGTGTTAATGATAAATATAACGCCAAGTTTTACCGCAAAGTAGGTAAGCTTGGCCTTTTTTCTTATGAGCAAAAATAAAAATCAAAATAAAAAACAAAAATTGGAGCCCAAAAAAGACCTTAGTCCCAAAGTGCCCCAAAATTCAAAAATAAAAAATGAATTGCAAATCTCTCAAAGAGAGTTAAATGAGAAACAAAAGCAGTTTTTAGATATTGCCATGAATAAAGAGACTAAAATGATCTTTATCTCTGGCCCCGCTGGTACTTCCAAAACTTTTTTAGCTGTATTAGCATCTTTGAGACTCTTAAATCAAAGAAAAATGAGCGATATTATTTATCTTCGCAGCGCGGTTGAGAGTAGCGAAGCTAAATTAGGTTATCTTCCTGGGGAAGCTGCCGATAAACTCGCGCCCTACATGCAGCCTCTTTTAGATAAATTAAGTGAATTTCTTAATAGGGCAGATATAGATTCTTTACAAAAAGATGGCCGCATTGACAGTGTTCCAATTGGTTTTTTAAGGGGATTAAGTTGGAATGCCAAATGTATTATTGCTGATGAAGCACAGAATTGCACCCAAAAAGAATTAACTACTCTTATTACCAGAACTGGCGAATTTAGTAAAGTATTTATATTGGGTGACCCCGATCAAAGCGATATTGGCTCTAAAAGTGGATTTTTAAAACTTATGAACACTTTTGACGACGAAGAGAGTCGCAAAAATGGTATTTTTACCTTTAAATTCACTGAAGATGATATTGTTAGAAGTGGTCTTGTCAAATTTATTATTAAGAAACTTAAAACGTTAGTTTGATATTTTTTAATAATTGACTGGCTTTATACATCTTAGGATTGCCCTCTCTTACAAATAATATATGCTCTATTTGGGGCGTATAATTACTTTTTACAAAAGAGAGGCAATCTTCCATTTTTCTAAAAACTGCAAAATCTATACTAACTCCGTTATAGTTTGGGTGCGGCGGCTTATAGGCGTTTTCAACTAAAGTTTGTCTAACATCTTTAGGATCAGATACATATATATGATTCCACAAGACACATATATTTTCATCTGAATAATAATAGCCATTGTATTTATTTATATTGGCGCAAAGCCCATCTACAGTCTTATCTACATTACTTTCTCTTACTACATAAGGACTATTTGGATGGTATTTAATTAATATGTCTTGACACTTCAAAAAGAACTCTACCCTATCTTCTTTGCTTATTTGGCCAAATTGTTTCATAATAAATAAGTGTATATTGAAAATATATATTATAAATAATATTATTAACTTAAAATATATTAAAGATTTATCATGAACATTATAAAGAAATTTTGTCATAATTGCGGAACTCAATTAACTCCCTCTGCTAAATTCTGCCCAGATTGTGGGACTTCACAAGCTTCTTTAGCTTCCAAACCGCCTGAGCGCGAACCAGAACAACCACCGCAAAGACAAAAAAGAAAAGAACCAATTGAAACTTTTGTCCCATATGCTTCAAAAGGAAATAATGATGACGATGATGACGATGATGATTATATTGATCATATTAAACATTTAAATGTGTCTATTTCTTCTTTAGATGTTGATTTTTCTAATGGGCCACAAATTAAAGAAAGTTTTGCTGGTCTTATAAAAGAAGGTGCATCTATGCCCCCTGGTTCAGAAATGGGATCAGCAAGAATAATAAATAATGCCCCAATTGATCAACAAGCTTTTTTGCAACAATTTAGACAAGAAGCAGGTTCATTAAGAAATAAATAATTAAATGAAGAAATCATTTAGGCCAAAATTTGAGGATTGTTTAGATTTAATTAATCAGGAAATAAATAAAAGAAAATCAAAATGGAATTTATCTTCAATAGCCTGGATGGACTTTGATGATGTTTCTCAAATTATTAGAATTCATATTCATCAAAAATGGAAACAATATAATCCTGAAAAACCTATTCAGCCTTGGATAAGCATCATCATAACTAATCAAATAAGAAATTTGATTAGAAATCATTACACTAACTATGCTCGGCCATGTTTAAGATGTGACGCCGCAATAGATACAGATGGGTGTAAAATTTATAAAGAGCAATGTGATAGCTGCCCTTTGTACGCACATTGGAAGAAAAATAAACAACCGGCAACTTTTGTTAAACTTCCATTATCTATAGAAAATCATAATCATGAAGTATTTGAAATGGCTGATAATGCAAACTATTCAACCCGCGATGAAGAAAAGTTACATATAGTAATGAAGAAAATTTTAAAACCAATTGAATATCAAATTTACAAAGGTCTTTATATAGAACACAAAGAAGAATCTGAAGTCGCAAAAAAAATGGGTTTTATATCTAATGAAAAAGGTCGTTCCCCTGGTTATAGACAATTAAAGAATATTCAAAAAGCAATTTTAATCAAAGCCAAAAAGCATATTGAAACTGAAGGTTTAGATTGATATGAATGCCACTCAAGAATCATTAACTCCAGAACAAGAAAAACAAGTACTTGATCTTTGGAATAAAGACCCAAAAAGTCCTCCTGGATTAAAACAACTTACTCAAGAAATTTTTGGGGGAGAGTTTGACGGTCGTAGTTGGCAAGGAAAAGCTATTAAATCATTTTTATTAAGATGCAATTTAAAAGCAAAAGTCACAAGTGATTATTTTTCTAAAACAAGTGAAATTCAATTAACTGATGATCAAAAACAATTTATTGTTAATAATATAGCAACAATGAATTCTTTGGAAATATCAAAGATACTTTTCAACAATCAAACTCTTAGTAATTTAAATGCTGAAACTCGCGCAGTAAATGAATATGTTAAAAGTTTAGATACAAGAGTTATTTATAATCAAGAGCAAAACGAAGACATTCCCACAGAAAATTATCAACCGCCCGCGACTTTAGATAAAGTTTTAAAAAGAGTTAATAAGTATGTCAACTGCCAAATTGACAAAGAGAAATTAACCGCTCAACAAAAAAAAGGGTTAGAAATGTTAATAAACTATCTTCATACTTATAGATTTATTAGGCAAATGAATACTTTTGAAAGTCAAGAAGATAGGAATCTTTGCGAAGATTCTTTTGTTCGTTATACTTATGATAAACCTGACTTGACTCAAGAAGAAATTGATCAATATATTGAACTATCTAATCAAACCGTTCGCAGTTTTAGTATCAAAAGAAGAAGTGAGTTGATGCAATCAAGATTAGAAGAATTTACTTCTGGCGACCCAGAAGCTATGAAAGTTTCAATGGGTTTGGTTGAAGCTATTGGCAAAGCTGGAACAGAATATGACCAATGTTTAAAAAGATGCAATGATCTTCTTGATGATCTTAAAGAAAAAAGAAGCACTCGACTCTCTAAACAAATAAAAGAAAACGCTTCTATATTAAACCTTGTTCAGATGTGGAGAGATGAAGAGCAACGCATTAAACTATTAAAATTAGGAGAGCTTGAACAAAGAGCTATTTCTAATGAAGTTGAAAAAATTAGTGACATGAGCGAAATTAAAGCAAGGATACTCGGCTTAAGCAAAGAAGATATTTTAAATGGATAATTATGTCACAAAATATTTGTAAAATATGTTCTAAGAATTTTGAAGATGATGCAAGTTTTCACCGGCATTTAAAAGCCCACAAAACAACTCAAACGATTTATTATCAAACTTATTATCCCCGACATGATAGGTATGATAACTCTTTAATTAAATATAAAAATAAAGAATATTATTTTAATGTTGAATTTAATTCAAAAAAGAATTTAAAACTTTGGCTAAATTCTGTTGCCCCCAAAGCTTCTGAAAAATATATTAAAGATTTTTTAATAAAAAGAAAAGAAAAGAAAAATTTAATTTTTGCTCCTACCCAAGTAGAGTTAAGAACTTTAATGATGCCTGGGATGAAGTATATAGAAGAAAAACTTGGCGGCTATAATAAATTTTGTGAAAGTTTAGGCTTTAAAATTAGATTTTCCAAAAAAGAATTGGATAACAAATCATTCAAAGATATATCTAATAAAGTAATTTTTGCAGATACAAGAGAACAAAATCCTTTAGACTTTGATAATACAACAAGAACCAAAGGAATGAGTTTTGGAGATTATAGAATGGCTGGTTCCAATATTTATGTGGAAAGAAAAAGCTTAGGGGATGCTTGGGGAACTCTTTCTGGAGGTTTTGAAAGATTTGAAAGAGAAATCCTTAGAGCAAAAGAAGCTTTTGCTTATTTAATTATATTGGTAGAAAGTCCATTTGAAAGTTTAGAAAAATTTCCAACTCAAAGACAAGTATTTGGAAAAATTAAAATTCCAGTTGAATTTATCCACCATAATATAAGAGATTTATTACAAAAAAACGAGCATATTCAATTTTTATTTGTAGAAAATAGGGATGAAGCGAGCAGAATTATTCAAAAGATTTTTTCTGCTGATGAATTAGTTAAAGATGTTGATCTTCAATATCTATATGATATAGGAAAATTATAATGTGGTATGATCCTCCAAAATATTTAAAGCCAAAAGAAGACATTAATAAAACTCTTCTTTCTTTAAAAGGTGAATTAGAAGAAAAACAAGCCAAGATTACACTTGCCCAATTTCTTTATCGTAATATTGGTTTTACAACAGAACTATTAACTGGAGTAAAACTATATCCTGATCAAATTATTAACATTAAAGGGATGTTAAATAGTAACTATACTCTTTGTGTGTGGGGGCGCGGACTTGGCAAAACTTTTTCTGCTGCAATGTTTTGTATTTTGCAATGTGTATTTCATCCTGGATCAAAAATTCTTATTGCTGGGCCAACATTCAGAACTGCAAGATTTATTTTTAATTATATAGAAAAAATTTGTGACAGCCATGATGCAAAGCTTTTGTTTCAAGCGATGGGGGTAAAGAGCAAAAGAAACGATGAATTTAGATGGTCAATTAATGGAGGAGAAATTGTAGCTATCCCTCTTAATGGCGAAAAAATTCGTGGTTTTCGCGCAAACATTCTTATTATTGACGAGTTTTTGTTGATGAACGAAGATCTCGTTGAAAAAGTTTTGATGCCATTTCTTTTGGCTCCCCAAGATATTAAAGAACGTCAAATTATCAGAGCAAAAGAAAATGAATTAATTAGAAGAGGTGTTCTTAAAGAAGAAGAAAGAATTAAATTTGAGAATAAAGCTAAATTAATTGCTCTTTCATCTGCTAGTTATACTTGCGAATATCTTTATAAAAAATATGATGAGTTTGTTAAACAAATTTATGCAGAATCTATGCCTGAAAATGGAGCAAGATATTTTGTTAGTCAAATGGCATGGGATTCAATTTCCATTGACCGTATTGATAAGAGTATTATTGAAATGGCACAAAGTAATGAATCAAATGCTGCAACATTTAAACGGGAATATGGAGCGCAGTTTATTGATGGTTCAGATAGTTATTTCTCCATGAAGAAAATGATTGAATGTACAATCCCAGACGGAGAATCTCCCACTTTACTTTTGCAAGGTAATAAAAATAAAAAATATATTTTATCCATTGATCCTAACTTTTCTAATTCTCCAACTGCTGACCATTTTGCAATGTGCCTTATTGAATTGGATGATGATGGAAAGATGGGAGGAACAGTGGTTCATAATTATGCCAAGGCTGGCAAAGATTTAAAAGATCATATTAATTATTTTTATTATCTTTATAGTAGCTTTAATATTGAAATGATTATTATTGACTATGCTGGTTATCAATTTATTGAATCAGCAAATGAAAGTGAATTATTTAGAAAAGCTGGCATAGAAATCAAAGTATTTGAATTTTATGCCGAAAAAGATGGAGCAGAATTAGAAGAACAATTAAAATTAGGAAGGAGAGGCTATAACAAAGAAATGGAAAAGATAGCTTTTACGCAATATTTTACTTCAGACTTTATTCGAAAAGGCAATGAATGGCTACAAGGATGCATTGATTATAAAAAAATTTGGTTTGGCGGAGGTATAAAAGCTGATGGATCTGCTTTTGACAAAGCTGTGTCTGCAAATGTTGATTTAAAATTGGTGGATGAAGATGATACAACAGAATTCATCGACAATCAAGAAATTTTATTAAAGAACATGAAATATGAATGCGCCTCTATTGAAGTTAAAACTACTGCAAAAGGAACACAAAGTTTTGATTTACCTCAAATCATGAAAAGAGATCATACTGCTTCTAGAATGCGCAGAGATTCATATACCGCTCTTATGTTAGGATGTTGGGGAATGAAATGTTATTTTGATATAACTAATGTCCCTAAAGATGATACAGAAAATACCTTTGAACCCATTCTTTTATAATTTACCATTAAAAGGTGTAATTATATTTTATAAAAAGTTATAATAATAAAATGGAATAAGATATGGCTTATGATTCGACGATTAGGTTAAGGCAAATAAATCAGGCGGAGCTTTCTGGCTTTGTTACTGGTTTATTTTCTTCTTTTCCTCAGCAAAGCATATCTGGAAACATTATTCCATCTGCTTCTGGAGTTTATAATGTCGGTTCTTCTGGAAGTCCATACTCAAAAGTTTATACAAATCAATTAAATATCACATCTGGAAGTGGTATTTATTTTGGCAATACTTTATTTAATGCTTATACTTCTGGGGGCGCGGGAGTAATTAATGTTGGTGGGTATACAATTAATTCTTCTGGAAATTTTATATCAATTCAAGGACCACAAGGTATACAGGGCCCAAGTGGAGCAACAGGAATAATTGGACCGACTGGAATAAGTGTTACAGGTATAACTTATAGCCAAGGAAATTCTACTTTAAATTTTAGTTTATCAAATAATACAACAACTGGTGTAGCTATTCCTGCTGTTGTTGGTCCAACTGGAGTTTCTGTTACTGGATTTTATCAAAGCGGTTCTTATATTTATCCTCAATTTAATCAACTACAAGGAATTGGAGCCCCTGTTCTTTTACCAATTGGACCTGCTGGTCCTCCTGGATCAATAAGTTTGTACATGGCTTCTGGAGATCAGACTCCTCC